GTTTTCGCCAGTTGCCATTAGCTCTACGCCAAGATTTGTAAAAGTTGATGCCATATTAAATCTTATCTCCTATTCGAATATTCGAAGTTATTGTTAATATATATTTCATCTAGCCCACACTGTCAACATCCGTATAACTAGCTCCAGAAGTCCTAGTTACGTTTGAATAGCTAGCGTTTGTTACTCTAGTAACATTTGAATAACTAGCAGTCAAGATAGGATCTACATCAGCATACCCTAAAATTGCATTAAATTCTCCTACTTCAGCTGTTAAAGATAAACCTAATCCTACTAAACTAGCAATAGATACTTGTACTGTTGCTAATGAACCTATTGCAGAAGAAGAAGATAGACCCGTTAATCCCATTACATCAGCTGGTGAGATACTTCCAACAGCAGTGCTTGCAGATACGCCTGATATAGGTAGTATTAAATTAGAATTTATTTCAACCTCACCGACTGCACCTGTAACTGAAAGACCGGATAAAGTTGTTATAGTTTCTGGTAAAGAAGTAAGTGATCCTACAGCACTTGTTGCTGATTGACCAGATAAACCTATAGAGTGATCATCTGTTGATAGAAGTCCTGGTGATGCTGTTGCACTTAAAGCAGATAATGCTAGTGATAAACTTGAAGTAGCAGTAAGTGATCCTACCGCACTTGTTGTAGATAAACCTGTTAAGCCCATTGCTTGATCGGCTACAGTTAATGTTCCTAAATTTGCTGATATAGAAAAACCTGGTAATGTTTCGTTGGCTTCTTCTACAGAACCCCAACCATTAATACCCCAAGATAATGTACCCCAACCCGGTCTTATTTCTGCTGATAAGGTTCCAACAGTTGTTTGTGCAGATAGACCTGTAAGTAAAATACTTGAATCAGAAAGATCTCCCCAAGAGTCTTCACCAAAAGCTTTAGCTCCCCAACCTTCATTTAAAACAGTAGCTGAATTCCAATTTGCTTGACCCCAGGTAAGTCGACCCCATCCTGAAGATACATCGGGCATGGTAACCCTCCTAAGCTATTTGAACGATTGCGTTTCCTGCAGTCTGAGCTGGGAATTGAACTGTGAAAGTTCCGCTTGTTACAGTTTTATCAGCACCAAAGTTTACAGCACAAACCGCTCTGTTAGTTGTAAATCCTGTAACTGCTGTTGAATTATAAATTAAACAACCTCTTGCTGTAAATGTAGCTGAAGTAAAACTAACATCATTAAATTTTACACATGCTGTGTCACTAGATAAAACTGGATCAGCTGATGGTGTTAATGCTATTCCACCTGCAGTGTAACCACTATTTGATGCGCCGCCATCCGTTTGACTTTGACTAACTTCCAACGTGTTAGTTGGAACTGCGTTAGCTGATGAGGGAGCTGTGTAAACAGTTGTTGTTTTACTTAATGAAGCTGAGTTGCTTGAAAATAAAGCTAACTTATATGCGTTACCTGTAGGTGCACCACTTGCATCGTTAAAGTTGTGTCCACCTTGTAAAATTTCTACTTTGAATGAATTACATATTGCTGATGTTATTGCCATAATATTTTAATCCTTTTATGGAGACGGTGATTTGACTGGGATTCTAACTGTTCCATCCGTGTAGTCATCTCTTCTTCGTCTACCTAATTGTACTCCCGCGAATTTTTGTATCTCATTTTTATACTTTCCTTCATACAATGTCAACATATCCATTGGACCTTTTAAAAATCCATAAGCTTCAGCTAAACAGGCATATAATAAACCTTGTGAGAAGTAGGTACTAATATAAGTATCAGAGTTACCATCGCCTCCTGATCCCAGACCAACTGCCATTTTGTTATAATATACTCTAAACTTGTAAGATTGATCAGGTGTAGGAGCAAAATACATAGCTCCTGAAGTTGTGTCTGTGCTTCCTGTAGCACCACCAAACATAGCGTAATATTTAGGTTTGCCTGTTACAGCAGTTCCAGTTGTTCCAAAGCCTCCAGGTCCTGTAAGCCTGTCTAAATACTCTGTTAGATAAGTTTGATCTTTTTTCTCTAACCACTGACCAGGGCCAGTTGTTGCAGTTGTTGAATCAAATACTTCTATTCCTCTAATAAATAAAGCTCCTGCTGGAGCATTAATAGAATTATTGTTTGCTGATAAAGTTCCTTCTTGCACAAATCTATCTGAATCCATAGGCACATCATAGAAAATTCTATTTTCTGCAGCCATAATAATTCCATCAATAATAGCTTGTGTTAAAACATTGTCATCAACTTCAGTATAATCTCTTATAGCTGTTGTTAATGTTGCGTATGTGTATTTAGAAATTCCACTCATAATTAAGCTCTATCATTTAAGGGTCCGATTGTACATTGAAAACCGCCCCCTGTTTCTGTTGACGTTGCATTACCTGCTAATGTAACATTTACACCATCAAACTGGGTTATAAATTCAGGTTGACCAGTACCTTGAACTTGTGATTCATTTAAAGAAATAACTTTATAAGCACCAAAAACTTTAGCTCCGACAGGATGAGTAGTAGCTCCTGTTTGTGTAGGTGTTGATCCTCTGTAAGGAGCAGATGTCCCTCTAGTACAGCCTGTAAAATTCTCTCCAGTTCTTCCGGTATATTCAATAACTTCATTTTCAAATAAACCTGAAACTGCATTTACTTTTTCAATCATAAGAAAACCAGTAGTTGGAAAATGTGTTCCTGTTTGTACTGTAATTGTTGTGTCATCAGCTGTAGCCGCTGTATCCAAAGTTGTAGATAATTCTAATGCAGGACCTGAAGCACCAGTAACAACTGGTACTCCTCCTACTGGAGATTTTATATTTCTAAGTCTAACAAAATCATTTACCTGTAAATCACCATTTGGAAAATCTATTTTTAAATTTGTGTTTGCAGCTGTAGTAGTAATTGGATTTAAAGGTAAAAAATCTTCTGTTGGAAATTCTGTTCTTGCAGGTCTAGCTTGTGGTAAACCTTGAGGATCAGCACTAGCTGGTGTGGGATCAAGTTGTGGTTGTTTAGGTTCGAATTCTGTAAAATGAACAAATGCACCATTCCATTCTGTGACCATTTCATTATATGGAAATGCCATACCCGATCTGTCTGAGATAGCTAATGCGTATTTTCCTGATGCAAATGCCGTCATTATACTCCTGGGTAATATGTTTTAGGTGCTATGAATGTACTAGATGAAGAACCATCTTCTGCTAGTGCTCTTTTTAATTCATCCTCGTAATAAAGTTTTAATTCTTGTGTTCTTTGTGGTGCGTATTTTTGAGATAAATAAAAAGCTAAACCTGCTGTCATACAAGGTACAAATCTATACGGCACATCAGCAGCGTTTGAATAAACACCTGCGTCTTGTATTCTTTTTTGATAGTAAAAATTAATATGATGACCAGCTTGTGAAGCTCCTGGTGTTAAATATAAAGTCATAGTAACTCTATCTACAAATCTTTCTACAAAATATTGAGTTGGTGTTCCTGTATCTGTTTTATTAGAGAGAGCTTGATATTGTGATCTACTTCTTTTTGTTAAAGGTGCATCAACATTAGATGCATTTCTATAACTAGCTTCTAGGATATCATCCATTCCACTAACGAATTGATTTACTGTTGCACCGTTATTATGTGTTGCAGCTGTTGTTCCGTTAACTCCTCTGACAACTCCTGTTAATTCTGTTCCAGAAATACCGTGATAAGCTATTTGTTCATTATCAACTATAATTAAACTAAGACTTGATGTAGGAAGATCTGCAACGGAAGTTAAAGTTATTGCTGTTTGTGTTGTAGAAGTTATAGCCGCTGATAATGTTGTGCTTATTCTACTTGTTTGTGTTCCATCAACAGGTTCACGAAAAAAATTATAAACTGCTACACCATTAATTAAAGGCATGTTTTGATTAGAAACTTCCCAATAATGTAATTCTCTATTTCCCCATTCAGCTAATAGAATATTTAAAGATCTTTTTGCAGATTTTAATTGATAACCAGAGACACCTTGAAAGCCGATACGTTCATAAGCATCTTCAATAATTTGATCAATAGCGTAGTTCTTATCAAATAAATAAGATCCTGAGGTAACATTAGGCATCTATATCTCCTAACCGTCGTAGTAGATAGTTAAACTTAAGAAGCTATTGTTAGGCATATCTACTGTTAAGCCATCTTTAAATAAAATACCTTCTGGCGGATCTGCTGGGTTAATAAAAGTTTTAGCTGCTAAAGGATTGTGAACAGCAAACGTTCTAGTTTCAGAAGTATTAGCTCCATTGTGAAAACTTGTTACTGTGTCAGCTGTTGCTGCAGTAGTTCCAAATAATCCTCTTAATCTAGTTCTGCCTGCAAAAGTTGCAATTGAACCTGTAGTTGAAACAACATTTCCTACTGAAGTATTATTTCCTACTGCACCATCAGGTGTAATAGATGTAATTGTTTTATAAGATTTAGCAGATGTAACTGTATTTGCATTTGGACCTGTTAAAGATTCAGATGACGCTGCTCCAGTAAAATCAGTTCCTACAATTGCAAAAGCAATATCAGATTCATTTCCAGCTGAAGTTATTGTTATTTTCATGCCAAGTGTAAATTGACCTAAAGTTACAACATTTGCTCCTGTTGATGTTAATACAAGTGCTGTTGCACCTGCTGTAGTTTGCAATGCTGCAATTGATGCAGTGTTTGCTGCTACGAATAATGTTTGTGCCTTTGGACTTGTCATAGCCATAATTTTTTTCTCCTAATTTATACTAAGGCCCCGAAGGGCCTCAGTTAAATTTTATTAGTTACTTCTTACGTTATTTACAGATTGTAAATATTCTACAGTAATAAGTGCATCACCAGCTGTTGGTGCTGCTCCTGCTGCAGTATTAACAAACATAATAACTTCCTTATCCAGACCCACTAAAGAATTACCAATTGCGGCATCTAAATCTGAGTGAGAAACATCTGCATAGTTTTCTGCCTGTGCAGCTGTAATTGTACCAAAATCGTCGGCATAATTTAAAGTTGCAATAGTTTTTAAACTAGCTGCTGTAGCTACTGAGAAATAATCTACATCAAGAGTTGGAGTGTTCGCATTATTAAAAGACGTAGTTCCAAAACCAATTGTAGATGCTCCAGCCATATTAAACGCTATAGGTATATGAACTCTCCAGTTAACTATTCTTGATCTAGCTGGAATGTTTACATTATTAGCTAAGTTTTTGTTAGACGTAGCTGGTGTTTCACCATTTGTATAAGCATTATAGTTTGATTTTAATTGGTAAATTGCTTGAGAAGCAACACCAACGTAACTGTAACCAACTGTAATATTACCTGTTAAAGTACCACTAGCTACTACTGAAGTAATAGTTTGATATAGGCTAGCACTTTGAACATCAGTACCTGCTCCAGCATTAGGACCTGTGATAGCTCCTTCAGTTTGAACATTACCAAAAATGTCAGTTCCAGTAATAGTAAAGTTAATACCAGTATCATTTCCTGTTGAACCAATACATACTTTAGCTGCTCCTGCTACTCCTCCAAGTGCGCCAGATACTGTACCTGTTGCGCGAACGCCTGGCATTACAAAAGAACCGCTTGCTGCTGTTCCATCAACTGTATTAGTTAAAGTAAGTGCGCCTGCTCCTTGTCCGTTTGGGTTAGATGCTGCTGTTGCAATTGAATCTGCATCCGCTGCAAGTAAAGCTGAATCAAATCCGAATGATTGACCCATTACTACAAAGCCCGTATTTCTCACATTTTGAGAAGGTGTGAACCCTGTTGTGTTATTTATTTTACCGGCTGTTATTGGTCCGGAAAAGTTTGTTTTTGCCATGATATATTCTCCTAGTTCATTCTACATAGTCTCTAGGCCGTCGACTATACCGCGTCTATGTAAAATATATTATTAATTAATTTTGTATAGTGAGTTATTTATATAGTAATTTTATATGAAGTGCAAGAGAGCCTTAATAGAAATTGCGATTTCAGCGATGTAGCGTTTTGTTAAGTAGCTACAGAAACTTGTGGTGCAGAACTCTCCACTTTAACAGATAAACTAGCTTCTTTAGCTTCTGCCATTTTGATATGATTTATTAACTCTTGAACCTTTTTATCGATTCTAACCATATCGAGAGTGTATCTATTTTTAGATAGATGTTCCTGCTCCCATTTTAACTCCAACGACCTCTTTTGTTTGTATAGGTCCTGTGAGTGGCTCATCCTTGATCTCCTCAAATGTTAACCATGTTCTTGTCAAAGAATAAAACTCCGACTTGTCCCAAACTATATCATTTTTTCCTAGCTTGTCAACTATAGCATTTTCTAATGATTTAGATTCATCTAAAGCCTCAACATCAAAAGATGTTGTGTACCCAGCGGATCTTATTTCAATATGGAAATTTTTCATGATTTTGTGACTTTGTATTAAAAATGGGGCCGAATTGTGTCCGGCCCCATTAAATTGTTTTATTACTGATTAAGCACCTGGTGATGCAAAAATACCTCTAGGGTCTGATACGCCAAATACGTATCTTTCTCTAGCTTTGTATCTTACATTGCCTGTATCAAAATCGCCTTCCATCTTAGTTGTAAGAGGGGCTCTATTGAAATGCTTCATTCCGTTAGGAACATCTGTAGTGATAAAGAACGCATCAGTGTCAGTTAGGTAGTTGTTCACTCTATAACCTTGAGGAATCATACCCATTGATCTGATTGCATTGATATCATTATCAGCAGTACTAACTCTACCTTGAGATTTCATCAATCTCTCAGCAGTAAATTGTAAAGCAGAAGGAATAATCATTTTTACTCCTTTTGCCGCAATTTTTAAACCTCTTTCATCAGTCAAAGCAGCGATGTCGATCAAAGCTTGTTCTAATGAAGTTTCGTTTAAGTCAGCAGCCGTTGCTAACGTGTTACTGAAAGTTCCAGCAATTGTAGGGTGAGCTGTGCTAAATAGTGCTACGCCATCACCAGATTGGAATGTTCCAAATCCGTTGTTTAACGTTGATGCACCTTTAACTTGTTTTGTGCTCGCCATAGATCTTGCTAGTGCTTTTGTGTATCTTGAAGCAAGTCTGTCGTACAGGTTATCTTCAATAGCTTCCTCAGTGATAGCAAAAGCGAGAGCAATTGTCTCGTTAGTGTATCTTGCTGTGAAAGTTTCTTGCGCATTATCAAAAGCTACGCCAGAACCTTCTGGTTTTACTCTTGCTGATGCGAAACCTGACAACATAACTTCTTCTTCAAAAGCTCTGTCAGATGACTCAGTAGTATAAATTTCAGCTGCCTGATTTTCATACTGTTTGTATTCTAGTCCAAATAGTGCATTTAGACCAGGTTCTAGTTCTTTAACTAGTTGATTACGTGATATTGCCATGATTTATATACTCCTATTATTATATACTAGCTGTCGCTTTTAAGAAATGTTCGTTAATCAGAACTCTCCAGACTGTACCTGCGACTGTTAAGTCTTGGTTGTCCGGGTCTCTTGATAAACCAACTATTTTTAATTGCGCTGATCCAACACCGCCACCAGTAAGTGTAGCATCGTCTAATGTACTTCTTGAAAGTCCATTTACGTTTGCAACGCCTGCTGTTACGGCCATGTCTGCATTATTGAATACATCTGTTGCCAAAGAGGCTCCAGCTGCGTTCGATCTAACTTCAAACATTTGGTAAGGATCGTCATTTACGAATGCTACAATGTCAGTAGCTGCGTTAGCAGCTAATAAATGGTTTGCATACGTGGGTTTACTTGTATTTGCGTCAGTGAAGAAAACTCCGTTGAGACTTCCTATCAATGTGTTGCCTGCTGCGCCTATTACTATGTCACCAGTTGCTGTGGCTATTACACCATCATTCTGGAACATTGCTGCAGATGCTGCTGCTACATTGTATTCGGAAAGTCCTCCGTTGTTATCGTTCTGACCTACTTTTCTAATTGGTCTCAATCCGAAACCAGTAGTACTTGCATTAGCCATATTTTTCTCCTTTTGTAAAACTACTATCCGCAGTTTTACGGTTAACGTTATTCAGTTGGTTTGGATTGTTAAATTTTATTAACTATCGTTTGCCACCGAAGGTACGAGATTGCTTATCGATATCGATAGGCATTCTACTATCCTGTTCCTTCATTAAATCGTTATCTACTGCATCATGTTGGTCTCGAGCTTGTTTTTCAAAATACTCTTGACGTTGACGCGCGATCTCTTCAGGTACCCTTGTCAGCACAAGGCCTCCGTGACCTATAACCCCAGCGTATTTGCCGTCCGTGATAGCGGGAAAATCTTCTTGTGGATATTCGTCGACTCTTACAAGTTCATACCCAGATCTTAGTCTTCCTTGTATGTTCTTAGTGTCGGGAACTCCCAAAGTTTCAATCCTGACCCATCTGTGTCGGTATCCGTTTGGCGCGTTGGGCGTATCTAAGTACGATGGTAAAGTCCAAGTTTTCTTAGCAGCTTTGGGTTTAACCGTAGATGCTTGTGATTTAACTTTCGTCGAATCACTTTGACTTTGGCTCGCACGAGTTGGTTTTTTATTTGTCATATGCTTATACCTCCTTCGTGATTAATTGTTTTGCATACTCTTCTAATGGCACACCTAGTTTTCTCGCTATTGAGATCTGTGATGATGTGAGCCTCACAGTTTTGCGACCGGTCTTTGAACTACGCGTTGCAGAGGCAACGTTTTGTGTAGGTTTACTAGTCTGTTTTTCTACCTTACCAAATTTATGGGGAAATTCAAGTCTTATTCTTTTATCAATTTCTACATAATACTCGTCAGATTGAGGATCTAAACCCTCTTCTTCGGTAATTTTTCTGTGTAAATCAAACGCAGTGTACGTCATTGCGTTATCTTTACCAAACCACTCGTTTTTACTAGCCCAATCTTCTGCTTTTGGATCAGGTGGTGGAACAGGTTGATTAGGTTGTGTTGGAAGTACAGGTCTAGCCTTAGCTTCCTTTTCCTGCATGGCATGTCTGCTTTTAATCTCAGCAAGCTTACCTTGTTCATAACCTAATTGAGATATAGAAGTTAAAGCTTCTACTTCAGCTTTTGCATCTCCTTGCTCTCTTGCAATAGCTAATTTTGATTGAGCTGCTGCAATAGAAGAAGATATTCTTCCTTCCATCTCTTGTGTATAATTCTTGTCTAAACTTGTTGCAGTTTTTCCTAACTCATTTCTCTCTTCTGTAACACGTCTAGCATACTGAATGGCTTCTTCTTTTTGCCTTTCAGCCTCTCTCATTTTTTTTGTAAGTTTGGCTATTCTTTTCTTAACGCCGTCACTATACTCTTCAATTTCTTTACTGTTATCTGGTTGCTTATCAATCCTAGCTTCAACAGCTTCCTTCTTAACTTCTCCGCCTTCGTTCTTGTCATCTCGAACATCCAACTGCTCATCAGATTTCTCAGATGTGTTATCGGACTCAACAACGTTTTCAATAATTGCTTCATTTTCATTTTCCTTTTTTTCTTCTGGCAATGTGATATCAACACCTGGGCCTTTATCATCAATGTCTATTGTCTTTGCTTCACCTTCTATATTTATATCGCTTGGCATAGTTTCCTCCTATGGTTATTAAAATTCATGGAATATATCCTCGGGGTTTTCCACGGTTGCTAAGATTTCATCATCATTCAAAAGTCTTACCTCACCCCCATCTATTTTTATTCGTGATCCGGCGTATCTTGCGAATACAATCCAATCACCTTTTTTGCACCATGGACCTTCTGGGTATCTCTCTTTGTCGTAACAATGAGGACCCATGTCCAATATTAAACCACAGGTAGATGCAACCTGTGATCTTTCTATAGTGTCGTCTGCTAAAATAATTCCACCTTTAGTTTTTTCTTTTTGTTTAAAAGGTAAAACTAAAAGTCTCCAACCCGTAGGTTTAGGTAACTTAGCTGAATCTGATTCTAAATTTTTTTGTTTTTTAACGCCTACCAGTTTTTTATTTGGTAGTTCTATCTTTGGCTTTTGCGCCGATGTCGACAACTGTTCCTTCATTTTCTTTTTGCTCCTTTTTGTTTAGCAGGCTGGATATCTCCTGACTCATATATTGGTACGTTCGTATCTGTCCCATCATATACTGGTATTTCTCCATATTGTCAACCCCACCTGAAGCTAACGAAGCAACAATATCGTCGTGTCTCATTTTTATGATTCTTTGTATTTTTGTTATGTAACCTAAATCTTCCATTATTCCTCTTCTGTTTGTTCGTAAAAATCTTCTAAAGCATCTAACTTTTCTTCTGCTTGAGATATTTTATCTAGTTGTTTATCTACTTCTTCTAAATGTTGTGGGTGTTCACCAATCCCTACTGAATTAGTAAGGTATATATTTATTGTAGCGTGCGCTTCTGCGATATGGGCTTCATATCTTTGTCTTAATGCTTCTAAAATTGCTGCTCTCATTAACAGTTCCAAGCCCTTAGAGATTTGTTTATTCTACTATTAGGATCTCTTGCCGTTTTAGCAGATGTTAATTTTTTTTTCATACCACCCATTCTTGCACAAAAACTAGCTCTTCTTTTGTTACCAACTTTTTTACTAGGTGCTTTTAATTTACCACCCTTATAACTAGCTCTTCCTTTAGCGTTCAATCCACCCTTAGGATTTTTGCCTTCCTTTCTTTGCCATGCAGCTGTCTTAGCCATTATTTTTTCTTTTTTGGTTTCTTAGCTGTTTTAGCAGATCTTACAAAATTAGCTTTTGTTGGTGCACCTTTACTTCCAGGTTTTCTCATAGTCTCACCAGAACCTGCTTTAATTCTTTTTCTTTTTGCTTGTATGTTTGCGTATAGTCCACGTTTTGCCATTATTTTATCCTTTTTGCTTTGCCGCCTCGTTTATAACCCATTGCTTTAGCAACTTGTGGGGCTTTCTTTTTTAAGGCTCTTATGCCTGCACCTTTTTTACCTTTTGGTGGTTGTTTTTTCATCTTATTTTTCTCCTATTACTTGATTACAATCTAAACAATATTCTATTTTAGTAGCAAGATTTAAATGTTCACACACTGATTTTATTTTGCATGCACATCTCTTTCCAAATATTGCGTCTATTATTTTTCTAAATAATTTTTTCATTACTTCTTTTTCTTAGCTATTTTTTTCTTTTTAACAGATCCACCTTTTTTCATCATAGGTTTCTTCATCATACCGCCACCCATCATCGCTGGTCTAGGTCTGTTGCCATAATCATTTCTCATTATTTTTTTCCTCCGTTGTTTTTAAATATCTGTGTTCCCTTTATACCAAAAATACTAGCAACTACAAGTATCCATAAATTTGTAAACCATTTTGGAAGGTTACTAAAATGTTCGAAGAACGTGTTTACCTTGTCCATTATAGTTGGATCGTCGGATACTACTGCCCATGCTAATATTATGATAGGCGCGCTCAATATTAGGAGCACAAATTCATCTTTATAATCGTTTTGTCTCGCTTCAAGAAGTTTACCTTGGTAAGCCTCTTCTCCACGACTTTGTTTTTCTGCGTGTAATAATTGTGCTTCAGACATAGCAACTTTAG